TTTTTTGCTTCTCTGCCATTTCTGTAATGCATTGTCTACTCCTTTATTAGAATGGGTCTATCCCTTTTACCTTAATGTTTTGACTAAAATCTTTTAGATTAAAATCATGTGACATGAGATAGAAATCAGTTGAATAATCTTTGAAATTAGGAAGATATTTCTTTGATCTAATTGTTACCTTGGTAAGCTTTGAGTCCGTAGTACTCACAATCTTAAAGAAAGGTAAATTATATGACTCACCAGCAACGTTCTGTGCTTGTATTAAATTTTTAATCTCAAAAATCAATCTCGGAAAAGCAGATTGAAATAGCATTAATCTTGTAGCATACTCAATAAAATTCCTTTGCATAAATCTATTCTCTGGTAAATCTTCAGTTTTTTTACCATATCTGTATATTGAATCTTGATTAACAGCAGTATATTTTAAACTACTATTAGCTTCTAGTTGTAATCCAGGAGCTTTTATCTCTATGTAATCATAACCATTAGGATTCTGCCAAAAAACTCCGGTACTTCCATATTCAAAACCCACAAAAATCTTAGAGCCTCCAACTTCAACCAATGAATCATTTGATGTTGATGGACCTTTTGGTACCCAGTATGCTAGAATACTTTTATTAATTAGTGTTGAATCAGTCCCAATGGTTGGTAATATAGAATTATTAAAAGGTATGATCTGAATCCAATGAGTAGATTTATTATCTATCACATATTCTTTTTTTGCATAAATTTGATATTCAGCATTTAAATCTGAAATTCTAATAACTGTACCAATACCAAGATTCTTAAAAGAAGCAACTTGAAATTCAACTATATCAGTAGATAGATTATAAGTAGTACCTGCAACTCTTTGAATAACACCAGTTGAAATGAAGGTAACTCCCTTATCACTCCAAGTATTATTTGACAAAGTTGTCTTATTATCATCCCCTTTAATAGCATTAGATCTGAAAATAGAGACTGGAGTATATGCTGCAAAATCCTGACCTAAGTTCTCTTCAAGAATTATGATGTTACTTGAAAAATCTGCATCGATAATCATTCTACTTATCTGTTGAGAATTACCTTCTGTGTCTGTATAATTAACTACAAAAATATCCCCTATAGAGAGCTGATCACTGAGATTTGAGCCAAAAAATGATGGCAGATATATTTCTGTCTCGTTAGACGCAACGTCTCTATAGAGTTTAGTTTCAAATACAACATTATAAATAAGGTAAGCAAAACGAACATTGGTGAAGTATTTATTTGAGACATTAGTAGGATCTATATTCTTATATTCATTTTCAACATTAGGTACAGAACCAACCACAACAGTTTTTAACACAATATCATGAGCCATATCATCTTCTTGACGTATTCTCAATGATATATCAAGATTAGTTCTACCATCATCAACTTGAGTAGTTAACATATTTGAACAGAGAGTTACATTCCATTCAATATCGCCCTTTTTTGCTACCATTGGTGTAGCAGTAATAACGTTTTTAATATCTACATCTAAAATCTTTTTCTTAGATATTACGGGATCTAAATCTAAGTCAATAAATATGCTTGCTTCATTTTCTAGTTCTCTTTTTATGAAAAAGAACTTATCATTATCAAAACCCATTATATAGTTAAATGCTCTAGCAATTTGGCTTAAAGCATCCCATACTTTTAAATTATTAAAATCTGCTAATTCCACTACTCCAGATAAATACTTATCATATTTGAATAAGTAGTTTTTTGAGTTTGATTTTTTAATATAGTTCGGTAAATAACCAGTTGATACTCCAAAAACAGTATTAAATCCAGTAACCAATTCTTGAAGTTCAAGATTAGATAAAATATTAGTATCACCAAAAGTAATATCACTTATAAACCCTAATCTGTCTTCTGTTTCAGTAACTAAATCATATCTCCTGAGTTCCATTTTATTAGTAGATTCATCTCTATCATGTATTAGTACATAATATAGATAATTATCAATACTTGATTTAATTAGTCTTGAGAACTGATATTTGCCATTAATAAAATGATTAGAATATAAAGGGTTTAGGTCAGAAAACTCATCAACTGAAACACTTAAATTAGTTAGCTTTGCTAGACCAAAAGGAGTGCCTAATGAAGGTTTATATGCATTCTCTGCAAATGTTACTATTTTCTTTCTATCATAATAAGATATAATTAATCCATTAGAAGTATACAGCATATCTGTAATTGTAGCTAACATTTTACTATAATTAGACTCATATAATACTGTAATAGTAGGAAGTGCAACACTGCTACTAAAATCAACTTTTAATATTCTTGTCTTATTATGCTTTTCACTTGTAAAAACTCCATCAGTATCTGTTTGATTATTGAAAGACATTCCAGCTATAAATAATGTAGTACCATTTACTGCTGTAGCTGTAATCTGTAAAGGAACATTGACACCACTATAAGATTGAACCATGTCTGATAAAGTAACTTCAGTAAATGTATTTAAAGCAAGATCATAAATAAAATATTTAAATCTTAATGTTTCTGGAACCATCTCTCCAGTATTATAATCAAAACTTTGTGTATTTAAATCTGCTTGTGAAAAATTACAATTACCTTTAGAACGTCTACTAACTTTGTCAAGTACTTGAATAAAGAAACTACCACTTATACCTAAAGTAGGTAAATACTCTATAGAGCCTTTTTGACCGGAAGTATATTTTAGCCAAGGCCAAGAAATACCTTCAGGATTAATTCTAGTATGTACCCCAAACAATTTACTGTCTTTTAACAATAAAGCTTCTTCATACCATGAAAAATAACCCGGATAAAAAGTTTTAGCAGTAAATTGATTTGGGAGATATGAAAAAGGATTATCTATATTATAGTAATCTATTGAAGGACAGTTACTATCATAATTTTCCTCAAAATATGCAGAATTCCTATTAAAGCCTTTTGTTGGGTTGTTATTATCAAGTATGAAATCTTTTGTTTGTACTATAAAAACTGCTTGTTGACTGTACCCCTCAGTAGGTGCATAGTAATATTTATCAGCGGTCTCTGTTAAAGTTTTTCTTCCTTGAATAACTATTCTAGTCCTATCCCTGAAATTATAAATTGGTGAACTATATACTGGATTACATTCACTAGGTCTTGTATTAAAATAAGGATCATCTTCAGCATATTCTCTTACATAAATTTGATTATTTACCCATCTATTACCCGTAGTTTCTGGGAAAGTTCTATTATGACCAAAATATGCATGTCTAAACTTATTAGCTCCTGGATCTTCAACAGCACCATACCAAGCAGGTAAATAATTTTCAATATATCTATTAGCTATAAAACCTACTTTCTGAGCAAAAGGTATAGCAATATTCTCTGTTTGAGGAAATTTATATATATCTCCAGTAAGATTCTTAATTGATTGTGTCGCAATATCAAAATTTCCTATTCCAGACAATACTGGATTTAGCCTAAAATTAGTATTCTTATAAGTATGATAAGTATTACCATAAATAGTTTTATAGTCTGCTTGAGACATTGCTGTTAATTTAAAGTAAGGAGGTATAATGTGATATTTACCAGGATAAATACTATATTTGAAATTATAGTTTGACGATTGAGATTGAGAATCAAATAAAACTGTTATAGATTCTCTGTCTGCTTTAAAGAAAACAAAATTCACTCCAACTTGACATTCATATTTACCATATTCAACTTTATCATTACTATATACTAATTGTTCTTCTTCAAGAGCAATCCCATAAATAAAATTGTCAGTAGCATTAAACCATAATTTTTGTATATAAACAGGTATAGTTCCAGCAGGAATAATTTCACCAATCTTTGAATAAGTACCTGCCAAATCATTATAAGCCCATAATTGAGCATTTAAACCCATGTAGAGATTTTCACCTAAAGAATTTATATTAGCTTTACAAAGTACTCTACATTTTAAATCTTCATCTAAAGAATTTGATAGTCTTGAAAAGCTGGGAGGCTTTCCAAGAGATGATAAAGTAGGTAAAGCTGTAGGTGTTACAGGTCTTATATCATCTATGATAAAATCTCTTGGTACTTCACCATTCCTTTTATCATAATAAACAGTCTTTATTAATTCTTCAACTAGAAACTTTACAGGTACATTTCTATACCATTGAAAACCACTTTTAACTGAGTCAGCTGGCTCTTCCATTAAGGGTTTTGCTAAATCTTCTAAAGCAATATTTATCTTTGAATCATCAATAGTGGGTTCTTGCATTAAAAAAGTACCAATATCAACTAATCGGACTGAACCATCAGCTAATGTTACTTCAACTTTTAATGCACATTTACGTTGATAAAATGCTGTATGTGTTTTATTCCAACTTTTATTAAAATAAGCTTTATTACCATTTACAGTTAATAATGAATCTGGAAGAGGTTTATTCCAAAAATTGTCAAATCTATCATTCTCATTATATAAATTTCTTAACCCCTGAGCAGATAAATCACTATAAGCAGTATTCTTATCTTGTAATTGTTCACTCATTATTGTAGGATTCCTTCCATTGCAACTACCTGTTCATTTGCTTCTGATGAAATAATAGCAGTACTTACTTCTGCAACTAAAGGAGCAAATGAGTATGCAGAAGCCATGATTACTGCAGAAACTCCAGTATTATTTGAAACATTTTTAACAACTGGACTATTTGATTCTGCAATTACTCCACCAATAGATATAGGAGGCTTAGGATAGACCCAGGTAATGTCATTACCAAAAACATAAATTGGATAACCTGCTCCATTTGTAAGACCTGTACCCTCAATAACATTAATGGATGTAAAATTAACAGCAAGATTCATTCTTACGGGGATCTTAATTCCAAAGGCATCTTTTCCAGTTCCACTAGCTGTATGGTTTCCACCAGTTACTACTAATTTACTCTTTTCAATTTCAACATTTCCAACTAATAGGGAAGTATCAATAAAAACTCCTATACCATTAGTTGGGTTTGTAGCATGATTTCTTCCTTGAACTATAATGTCTGCATTTGATATTAATAACTTATTAACAGCATGATTTGAATAAATTCCAATAGCATCAACATCGATTGCATTATCACTTAGGCATTTTATAGTTAAATTCTGTAACGTAATTGGTAATGTGTTTTGACCTGTTATTTTTACTGCTTGATTTATGGCTGCAGTGGGAATATGATTTATTATACATCTAGCCTTATCAATACCCACTAAAGAGATAGATGAATTAATTATAATAGATTCAGTATATGTTCCAGGCTGTATAAGTATTGCACCATCTATTGCTGCGGTTTCAAGATAATCAATTGCATCTTGTATTAATGTAAAATAAGGTGCTTCAAGGTTTGCATAATTGGCAGATACATAAGCGACATCACTAGGTATACCATAATTAGCATCTCTCAACTGAGCAATCGCCAGAGAACTAATTTTTTCAAATGTTACTGCTTCATTAGCAATTTTATTAGTAGTTACTGCTGCATCAGCAATCTTTGATTCTGTTGTTGATGCATCTCCAAGTTTATTTGTTGTAACAGCCCCATCAGCAATTTTAGCTTCTGTTACTGCTGCATCAGCAATGTTAGCAGTAGCTAATGCTTCTGCTAATTTATCTGAAGTAATACTATTATCAATAACTTCTAATTCACCTAGAACATTGAATCCAATTGATGTTGAATCTACTTTAGGACCAAATCCTCCATCATCAAGCATAGTACCATTAAATACATCAGTACCAAGTTTACTTTTAGCTACTGATTGATCACCTATTTTAGATGCCTCTATTGCCCCATCAGCTAATTTTGCTGAAGTAACAGCTGCATCAGCAATTTTTGCTGTCCCAACTGCATTTGCTGCTAGTTTATCAGTAGTAACTGCATTATCAGCAAGCATTGTAGAACTTATATCTCCTGCAGCTGGAGAAAATGTAGGTATTACAGGACCAGCAATAAATAATGGACTCAATCCAGATTCAATTATATTATCAAAGAATAGATTATAATCTCCAGCTGGTAAGTCAGAGAAAGTTCTCATACCAGTATTAACACCATAAGTAGAACCTATATGATCTGTTGGAGTATTATCAAGAGGTCCATATAATTTTACTGTTATTGAATCTGTAATTGGTAAACCCGCATTATCATAAAATTTTGAAACAGTTAGTCCCATTATGACCTCAAAGTAATATCATTTGATTTTATAAAAAATTCACCTTTAATCGTTTCTATTGCTTTAGAGATTGAACCTGCATCTATAAATAGATTTTTTCCTCTTAATTCAAACTCATCGCTTAAATCTACTAATTCACTATCTCTAGGTAAAGGATACCTCATAGTGTATTGATAATCCATCATAGCACTAGTTACATTATTGTTTATATGCAAAGTAATGTAAGAAATTTCCCCAAAATAATTCTCTCCAAATTTCAATATGATATTAGTAAATGAGAGTGGATTTAAGCTAATTGATAAAGTATCAACAAATGCTGAACCATTGACGAGTATTGACAGATTAGTATCTATCAAAAGTTGTATATTATTATAAGCATTTGGTATGATTGTGTCAGAATAGATTTTATTATACTTAACCCCAGCTTGATAATAGGTTAAACCAAAATTTAGAAGGCCACCATTCTCGATAAGATTGATTGAAAATATGGTAGGTTGCTTAGCAGTTTGACCAGATATTTGAAATAATGAAGAAGTATTACCAATTCCTAATAGTTCAGGCTTAAACCATAGATTTATTAAAGTCTTTGAACCATCTATAAAATTAGGAATAGTGCTTGAAACTAAAAAGGATTTACTTTTACCAATAAACTTTATCCCATCAGTAGTTTCTTTTACATTTGAACTTGTTAAATTAATATGGAAAGCATGATTACCACTATCAATAACTGCAGCACCAGCAATCTTTTTCATATCCCATATGAAATTAGGTTTTATAAGATTATCAAGAGTCCAATCTCCACCATCATCTTCAATATAAAATTTTAATCTAAGTTTTGTAATTTTATCCCCAGTTGCATTAAAAAGTTCTGCAGATTGATGTACACTTGTCAACCTGTCTCTTTTTGGTGATGATAAATCTCCTTCAAGAATTTGACTTATAGCTTCTTTAAATTGACTAATTGAAACAAAGTTACTCATTAAATAATCTCTTCAAATGAGAGTAAGAAACTTCTTAACGTTAAATCCCAGGAACCTTTAGAATAATTCTTAATTGTTAATTTTCCTGTTAATACATTACCAATATCTTTAATATATGGATGTAAATTCAAAAGATAGCCTCGATCTTGCCATTCTAATAGAGTTTGTAATTGGTCCCAAAACTCTTGAGTACAGTAATCTATTTGACATTCAATATTTAAAAGTTTTCTTCCATGAATCTCTGAATTTTCACTTCTTGGGTTTATTTGGATAGTTCCTTGTTCTGGCCAAACATTATATCTTGAGAATTTTAAACAACCATCAACATCTGCGTAATTAACTCCACCAGCATGTTCAGCCCAGAGTTCATCAATATATAAATTGACATCTCCACTATACGCTGAAGTTATCTTATTATCAAGCCATAAACCAAGATGAGGAAATGATGCATTTGATATACCAGAAGCTAATAAACCCACTTGACTAAACTCAAACCATTGATTAGTATTTATAGCTAAGCTGTCTAGTATATCTACTGAAATAGTTTCTGTTGAATTATCTCTAAGGGTATCACTTGGTTGAAGTACAAGTTTAATATTATAATCATCATTATAAATTTTGTTAGTAGCTACTGCATCTACAAATACCTTACCACCAATTCTATAAAATTGATATGGTATTAATAATGATTTTCTACGCTTATTATTAGTAGATTCATCACCATAATCAATTAAGCTTTGCTTAAATATCGTAGAATCAAGTGTAACATCATTTTTATCAAGATGGATAGTAAGCATTTGAGCATAAGATTTTCGCCACCCTCCTCTGTGATATTGACCTAATAAAACATTTACTGCTCCACTTAATCCATCAGGGTTATTAATTGCAATCTTAAACTTATTAATACCAGAATCTAAATATAAAGGTGTTTGTATATATTCAAGTTGTGTAGATAATAAATCTAAAGCAAACCCATATTCTGTGGTATGCTGTGTAAGCGTCAATAATCCATTTAATCCAGCATTTGTTCCTGTTTTAACATAGGTACCTGCACCAATACCGGCAGTAAAACTTTTAGTAAGTTGCCTAGATACAGGCCCATTCTTTATACCACCAGCTTTTACCCATGCTTGTGAAGCCAATGGAATTTCCCATCCTGCTGCAAGACCTGTACAATAAGCAGATATTGAATCGCCATCTGCAAATAAAACTTGATTATTTTTATCTCTAAGCACAATAAGGTTATTTACTTTATCAATTCCTGCTACAATCAGATGTTCAACATCTTTAGTAGAGTTTGAAACTATTGAAATTTCATCTCCATATTGTAAATGATTATGGATCTCTGCTCCATCTAAATGCGTATTATCATAAGTTATGGTAGGTTGATTAACTGGTACAGTCGCATCATTAACTAACAAAGACTTATATTGACCTTTTGTGAACTTATTATTCTTCAAAGGAAGTGATATTGCCAATTCCCAAGAGTTTCCTTGTTGGTATGCCATTTTATCCTCTTGCTAAACTTAAATCAAATTCCTTGTTATCTATGGCTTGCTGTACTGCCTTTTTCAATAATTCAGTTGATTCATCTACAAACTCAACAATTGAACCAGACCCAATAAATACTTGTTGACCCTCAATAATAAAAGTCGGAGAGATCTCAATTTTTACTTCTTCAGCTTTTATTGTTCCACCAAACTTACTTAATTGATTTGCATTTGTTTGAGTAAAATCAGGCATCTCAGGTTCTTTATTACTCCCAAAGATAGCATCTCCTATGAATCCTAATGCCAAGCCGATTCCTGCATAAGGTAATGCACTAGTTAATCCTGTTAATAAAGTAGTACCAATTGAAGCATTTGCTGTTAATTCTTTAACTGCTTTTTCAGCAGCATTTTTACCTAGCTCAGTAACTATATCAGCTATTGTTTGAGTCATGCCTTTTCCAATAGAGTTAAAAGCTTGAGTCCAAACATTACGAGTTCTTTCTGCATAATATGAATGAAGTTGAGTAGTTCTGTCAAGGTATTGAGCTTGTGAAATTTCTCCTCTTAATAATAAGGTTTCTTGTTCTTTAAGCATATCAGCTTTTTCTTTATCAAAACCTTGATTAACTTCAACAAATGCTTGACCTATTTGAGCACCAAAACTATAAGCAGCTTGAATCATATTACCAGCAAAATTGCTTATATCTGTCATTCTTTTCTGAACTAGTTCTTGTTCTTTTTGTGCAGCATATTGAATTATTTGTGCATAATTCATATAATAACTACTAGCATTAGCTATAAGAGCATTATATTTTAAATCGATTTGAGCCATTCCTTGAGCATCAAGTCCAAACATAGTTTCAATAATAGAACCAGAACCAATTGATTGAATATTAGTTTGATTTACTAGATCATTAGTAATGTTTTTTAATGCATTAAACTTTTGTTTAGCTAATTCTACTAAATTTCTTGAAGCTTCATTTGCAGATGCCTGGTCTTGCATAAACCAAGCTTGAGCCAATTTACCACTAAAATTAATCCATGCATCACCATATGCTTCTAGTTCTGTTGCTTGAGTTGAACTTAGACCTAATCCTAAAGCTTTACTTGATTTTTCATTCTGCATCTTCATAATATCAGCAGAATTACGTAATTGTATAAATTCATTGGTTCTTGCTGTTTCAATTTCATTCTTTAACATTTTATCATTAAATTCTTTTTTAGCTTCATATGCATCTTTAGCATTCTTAACATGTAAATTATACAAAGCTAAACCATGTTGTTTTATATATGCATCTGCATAAGCTTGATCAGCTATACCATCCATTGTTAATTTATGATTAAAGTCTAAAACATCATTTATAACATTATACTTATTCTTGAGGTCGGTGATAGCTTGATTATGATTATTAACATATTCTGAATTAGTCAAAATAGTTTGACTTAATGTAGCAATTTTTGAGTTAAGCGTTGAAGTAGCTTCAGTAGTATCCCTAATTTGTATTAGTGCATTGGCATATTGTTTTGGAAGTGTGTCTTCTACTGCTTTTGCCTGACTTTCCAATGCTCCAATTTTATTACTTAAAGCCTGTTGTACAGAACCCATGAATGATTTAGCTTCTTTAACACGTTCTTCAGTTAATTTTTTGGTAGAACCAGATAATAATGCTCTTGAGAGTTCTTCATATGCTTGACCCCCTTCTTTTAATAATTTATCTAAAGATTCTTTAAATTTTTTGAAGTCAAGATTATTTACTTCATCTGGTACAACTAATTTATTTAAGGCTTTACTTACATTAGCTCTTGACTGATTAAAAGTATTTAATACAGTTTCAAGCATTGAAGCATCAAAATCTCCTTGCATAATTGATTCTTTATTTTTTGTCCAGAAATTAGCAAGATCTTGTTCATTTAATAATCTTTCCTTATTTAAATTAACTAAAGATTTATATGAATCATAAAACTTATTATCTTTATTCTCTATAGCAGACTTACCTTTATCAAGATTCATTAATTGATATTGGCCAGTGCTTCTACTGGTATTTCGTGCTTTCACGTCTGCTGCAATAATATTTTTCAATAATCTATCATATCTTTTTGATTGGTTGTCAGCTTCAGCTAAAATTCCTTCAATATAGGTATCAATATTTCTAGCAGAAGTATGTCCTGCAGATATAGATGTTCTTGAACTTATCCCCATTGAAAGAATAGCATCACCAGTTGCAAACTTTTGACCTTCTAATTCTAATTTAAGTGCTCTTTGTTGGTCTCTTATAGCATCAAGTTGTTCTTTACTAGCTGTAACTAATAAAGCCATTTCTTTAGACTGTGAATTAAATATACCTTTAGTTCTTTCATTTAAGGCATTCTTTTTTATTTCAGTGATTTGCTTTTCTGAATCTATGATATATTTACGTTTTTCTAATTCAAAAGATTTAGTATTTGAAAGCATTAATGCATCATAATATGAAGCATCTTTTGATATCCCTAATAGAGTAGTAACGACATCATCACCAATCTTTTCATTTAAGATTGGGTATTGAGAAGCCCACTTAATAATGTTATCATTAAAAGATGATACTTGATTAGCTGCATTTCCAATAGTACTGTTAATTTTACCACCAGCTGAAGCAAAAAATTCTCCAGCATCAGTTAATGTGCCTGAAATATTATCATATGCATCATTTGCATATGTATTTAATTCACTAAATTGAGTTTTCAAATTATCAAGGTAATTTTTAAACTCATCATAAGACATTTCAATACCTGTTAATGGATTAATAGCAGAATCTTTACCTGAATGAGCCATTCTTTGCATTTCAAATTTTATATCATCCATATCAGTTAATAATGACTTCATTTTTATTTCTGTTTCTTGTATGGTATTACCTTGAGCAGTATAAAAATTCTCATATCCTGAACCATTTCCAAATGCTTGATTTAATGACGTTACTTTATTAATTAATAAATCATAAGATCTGCTAAGACCAGTTAATGCTTTAATTTCAATATCAATGTCAGTAAGTCTCTGTTCTCTCTTTTTTGCTTCCTCATTTGAAGCTCCAACTAATTGTTTGAACAAATCTATTAAAGTCATTACTATTGTATAATACATCATAAATTGACCAAAAACCGCCATAATTGTCATACCCATAGCCATAACAGATTTTCCAAAAGCTAAAGCAGCTGTACCAGCAGTACCAAAACCAAGTTTTAAGCTTTCAAGTGTAAGTTTACCAGAAAGTAAATCTGCTTTCATTGATGCCATAGAAATTTTTGCAGAAGTTGCTATATCTTTAAACCATTGTTTCTGTATACCAATCTTGCCTAATAATCCAGCTATATTATAAGCACCTGCTCCTGAACTAGCTTCAGCAACTAAAGTAGGTGAAGCTCCCTTTTTATTAAATAGTGAATCCTTTGACAAATTAGCATTTGCATCTCTTACTAAAAAAGATCCTGTCGAAATAGTATTTTTTCCAACTTTTACTTCACTATTAGTTTTATAAATATTAAAGCCTCTTATGGTTAGATCATTTATAAGTTGTTTATATTTAATATTTTTTTCAAGTTGAGCTCCTTCTGATGCTAATAAAAGATTTATTTCTTTCTGAGCATTTTTTTGTATCAAATCATTTAAATTACCAGTTTTTTCAAGTTCAATAATCTTACCCTTCATTTTTGCTTCAAACTGTGCAGATTGTATTATAGTTTTTTTAGCATTTGATTCCTGATTCAATCCCTTATCAGTAGCTAATATAGCTGAACTAGCTAATCTTTTACTAGAATTATCAATAACTCCTTGAAGCTGTCCTTGTTTGAATTTAATTAAAAATCCTTGTGCGTAAGAATTCATTTTTAATAATAAACCACTCATCAGTGTCATTTTTACAATTGAATTGTCAAAAATAGAAGATAATGGTGATAAAAATCTTGGAATAGCCATAAAATTATCAGCTATTTTAGGTAAAATTATCATTAATTCCTTAAAGTAAGAAGTTAATAAAGCGGTTAACTTCATAAAACCTTCATCATTACCAGCTTTTGAAAGACCACCAGTTAAAGCTTCTAAACCAGCCATTATATTAGGAGCAGCCATATCTCCTAAATTTCTAGAAGTTTTTAAAATTTCAACATTAAGCTTATTTAGTCGTCCTTGATATGAAAACATTGATTTTTCAGCATTACCAGCAAATAATTCTGCTTCTTGCATAATTCCAGAAACCATTGCTTGACGTTTCTCATGCTCTGTTAATGCTCCAATGGTTTTACCAATAGAAGCTGCATATTCTTTATACATGATTGATACGTTTTTAGTAATACCAGCATTATCAATCATAATTGAATTTTGATTTTTAATACCTTGAGTAGCACCAACAACTGCTTCTTCCATAGACAAAGTACCTTGTCTATTAAATGCAGCAGCATCTGTTAAAGCGCCCATTACACCTTGAACTTCCATCAATGTCATTTTAGTTGCTGCTAAGTTCTTTTGTGCAGCGCTTGAGCCTGTAATAGACATTATACCAGAATTTTCAAGAATAACTGATGATTCTCTTAATCTATCAAAAGAAAGGCCTGTTGATATAGCAACAGCTTTTAATCCAATCATTGCAGATTCATTCTGTAAAACAGTTTGAAACATTGTCTTGAATGCACTAACAACAGCAGTAGTTGCAAATGAAACAAGTAATAAAGTATTTCTAAGTTTTCCTACTTCATGTCTTAAGCCTGTAGTTGAACCCCTCATTTCACCTTGACTTATTTCAAAAGAATCAAACTCTTTACCAATGCCACCAGATGAACCACCTAGAAATGCTCCACCACTCATTTGTTTTGAAAACCTTTTACCATAACTAGACATTCTATCAAATGATTGTTTGATTCTCCTCTCTGTTTTTCTTAATTCTACTTCTACATTAACACCAAGTTGTTTAAAAGTAGAACCAAACTTTCTTTCAAAATCATCAACAGCTTTCATTGCATTACTAGCATTGCCATGAAACTCAACAATCATTCTAAGCTTTCTTTCTTGATTAGCACTCATAATAATCCTTGTATCTCTAAAATCTTTTGTTGAGCAGCATTAGTAAAAGGTACCCATGCATCAGTACCAAATTTATTTAAAAGTTGCATATCTTTTTCTTTCAGTATAAATGGGTCTCTTGGTGCTACTTTCACAGATTCATTTCTTACCTCAACTTTGAATAAGGGTGAAAGATCTAATTTTCCAAGTTTTCTTGCATAATAAATAGGAATTTTAATTGAACCTAATATCTCGCCTCTATTATTTAATATGAATAATGTTGGAACTACAAATGATTTACCGAGAAAATGTTTATTACCATAATTTGCATACGTAATTACAAAATCTCTGAATTTTGTTAATACTTTTCCCATTTTTGAGTCTGATTTCTCAAGTTTAACAATAATAGAATTCATTAATTTACCAGTAGTTAAAAGAGCTGGTCCTGATGCATGCATATTAGGATGTAACATTGGAGGTTTTAATGAAGATACAAAAGCATCTATTCTCTCATTTAATTGTACATTTGATAAACCATACTTATTCTTAAATCTATCTATAACTTGTTTATCTGATAAACCTTTTCTATTTGATAATTTTGGTAATATCTCTCTCACAAGGCTATTGATATTTTGATCAGAAAATAGGCTAGTAATTGATTTTTTACTTCTATTTTCTGGTGACAATACAATATTTTTTATCTCTTGTGCTAGAAATTTAGGGTCAATTAACATTCTACGTATGTCAACTGCAGACTGTGATAATGGCTTCCAACTAGAAGGATTATGAATAAAATTATCTCGTATGCTTTCTTGATATTTTTTTGAGAAATTTTCTGAAAGTTTATTGATAGATGGGTTTGCTGCTGTCCCAATTGATACTGGGATATCTTGTAACTTTTTACTAATAGTATTTAATCTTCCAGCAAGTATTTGAGCTCCTACTGAATTATTAGCAATTCTCTTTGAATCTCTACCAAATAAACTAATTGAAAATTTTATTTCTTTCATTATTTATGAGGTTTCTCACTTTGATTTTGATGTTTAGCCATGATTTTATCTGCTCTTACTTTTTCATATCTATTGATCTCGCTTCTAACAAGTCCAAAAGCTTCTAATAATAATAATGGTTGGTCAAGTAGTCCTCCACTGTAGGGTAAGACATGATAGGTGTTACAAGCATTCTCTAAATCAATAAGAGTTCCAATTTCAAAATCAACAAAACCAGTAATACAAATTTCTCCGGCTTCTGTCTTATTTCTACCATTTAGGTAAGCTTGTATAATTTCAAAAGATGGCATATCTGGATTAAATTCAAGATTAAAATCATTAAGCCATTCTAGAAATTCTATTTGATTAAATGATCTTTTTTCAGATTCTTTTATCTTCATAGATACCAAATCTAGAACGGGAAGAACAAAATTATATTGTTCTTCCCCATATCTAGAATTGAAACATATTCTATTTTTAAACCATTCATTCTGAGAAAGAGCGCAAATATCACAATCGTAAAGAGTTCTTCTTTCTTTATTTTCACTTTTCCAAAGATAATACCAAACTAAGAGTTGGAGTTTTTTTTTGCTCCATCATTTAGCTTGCTAATGTTGTTGGATACTTCAAGAACTTCAGAAAGATGATCAGCAGAAAGACAACGTGCAACTTCTTTCAATTGTGCTCTTTCTGTTATGACTTTGTAAATTTCACCTTTGTTGAAAAACTCTGAATCTTCTGAATAAATGAAATTTTCAACTTTCTCAACAACACTCAAGAATTCTTCATGATCTGCAGCATCAAGCTTAGAGACATTAATTTCTCTTGTGCCTTTTCTGCCATCTCTTGAAGCTCCTGCATATCTTTGGAGCGTCAAGTTGTTGTCATGTCCAGTTTTTGGTCTTATGTGAAAAACTGTTTGTTCAGAAACTGCTGAAGAACGATCTTCTTCAAGAACATATGGAATAGCTGTTTTGTTTACACCTTTAATCATTGTTACTTCTCCTTTTTAGGATTATTTATTAATTAAACCCAACTGCCCCATTTAGTAGTGGCAGCTTTATAACCGGTTAATACTTTCAATGTTCCAACTGAATCACAAGGTACTGTATCTGATTTAACCATTCTAAATTTCAATGGTATCATTGGATTTTCTTCTTGATCAGTTTCTTCATAGTCTTCAACTTTGAGGTTTGCATGAATAGCAAAGAAATTATCTGTAAGACTATTTTTTCCTGTTAAAACATCAACACCAAGAGTATTTCCAGTAGCTGGTAACGTTAGTGGATTTGCTGCCTGTTTTCCCCAAACAAGTGAAAATACTTTAGTAGTATTTGCAACAAATTGAGTAATTGTAGCATTTCCACCATGTGCAGATTCATCATTCCAGGGTATAGTTAATGAGCCTGTTACTTCAAGAGTGCCTAAAGTAAATGTTTTTGCGATAGCTTCATTATAGAAGAAAGGTTTTGCATTATTATTAAATGTAATATCAAATTCTGCAATGTTAAGTTCTGTAACAGTAGTATCTCCGGTAGAACCTAAAACTGTTAAATCTTCAAACTTTAATGCAGGCGTAGAATCAAAATCTTGTATTCTTGCTACAAGTGTAGCACCAGCATCAATTTGTTCCCATTTTGCTGCAAGAAATTCTACTTCACCTTCAATTAATCCACCTTGAGCACCCTTCAAAGTAATTCTTGAAACAATTGATGCAGATACTTTCTGATCTCTCAACAATGTTTCATCACCGTCTTGTCTAATTCTTATCAAATTAGCAAAAGCAGTTGCACAACCAGAATCATATGGAATATGTGTTGCAATTTCAAGATCAGTATTTGTAACACCTTGAGCATATGATACATTATCTTGGAAGAGTAATTTGAAAAATGCTGTCAAATTATGTGCATTTGCTAAAAAAGGTACAACAATTGGAACCGGTTGAGCACCAACACTTGTAAAAGAAAAGAAATTTTGTGTAGAACTACCACTTGCAACTTTCTTTTCAACCAGTGAACGAGGTGCTTTAAATTGTGGGTATGAATCTACTGGTAATAAATTGTTTGAACCTGCAACTGCCCATGTACCAGTTAATCCATGAGAGTTTGCTGGAGTAGTACCAAAATCACTTGATGCTGCTAATGCAAGAGCAACAGTGTTTTTTGCTGCAGGAAGTATTTCTATTCCATAAATATCTTCCCAGATTTGTCTACAACTCATGATGCGTCTCCTTGTGTTATTAAATTACTTACTTAATGTTTCTAAGCTATCAGAGATTTTTTTCTCTTCTGGGATTAAAACTTCTGCCATTTTTGCTTTCTTTGTGTTTATAGCTTTAAAATGGTCAATTATCTCTTTAGTTTTAACTTCTTCAGCTTTCACATATTTATTCTTAATTTGAGTTTCAGTAAGATATATACCATTATTCTTACTAATAACTTTACCCGTAGCAGTATTAACCAGATTATAACAATTTACTGCTATTGATTCTGGTAATTCTACTGCTTTACCAATTGACAAATCTAATATTGCAGCAGCATTTTCTGGATCTTGTAATAACCAAGATGCAATTTTTTGACTGTAACCAAATCCAGAAGATTCTTTTACAAATTGAACTTTCATATTTACCTCTTATATAACTGAATCAAAACTTTTTACTGTAATATTAAATATAGATGAAAATAATAAACTATCGCCCAGCATTGAAATACCAAACTCAATTTGACCTAAAGTGTAATCATTGCATCGATTGAAAATGTATTTATTAGCAAATATGATTTTCCTTAATTTATCAATTATATCTAAGTTCTGGTATACTGCATCCGCGCCACCCATTAAGGATGTATAAGTGTGTATTTTTACATATGTAACATACATGTTCATTCCAGGAAATGTTGATTCTGTGCCAGCCAATTCTGAAACAACTGCTATAGCTGGGAAAAAATTTAAAGGTTCTACAACACCATATTTAAACTGTCTTACTAATGATAAAATAGCTTTATTATCTTCAAGTAACTTATGAACAATCTTAATAATTTCTTTTTGATTAGATATGTTTACTAATTGAATATTACCAGCTATATCTCTATTTGTTGGTGAATATTCTGTTAAATCAATTTGTGAGAAAAATGTAATATCAACACTTGAAGTAGCTTGAAGACCTTGATTCAAAGTTATTACATCTTCAGTTCTGACTTCAGAGACTTGAGCATTAAATACTATTTGTTTATTTTCAGCATTAGTGAATTTCCAAACAGCATCTTTTTTCTTTTCAGCAAAAAGTAATCTTACATTATTTGTGAGTCCTATGGATTGATTCAATGCAAGATCTTGTTTAGGCTTTAATGTTTTTGTTTCAAATCTTATTACTCTTTTTATATCTGCTAAACCAGAAGAATATATTCTTGAAATAGTTTCTGATACTGGATATACTACTAAATATGGAAATTGAGGGGTATTTCTATCAATCCCAATTGAATAATATGCATAATCTTTCAGAGACTCATGAGTCTTTAAATTTTTCTTTAGAAAGGTATCAATACTAAGAATAACTTCTCCAAAAGAAGAAGTAGTCTGATTAAGCATATTATATTATGCTCCAAGTAGTAAATATGTAGTAAGGACTTATACGTCCTCTTCGTATTCTGTAATATCATTTCCTAATTCATCAATATCATACCCAGTAGCAATAGGACTAATATCCAGAGTGTTCCAACTTACTTCTAATCTTGCTTCACCGTCAGTGGACGTTAAAGCATTTAATTCTTGCTTTACTTCTTGTCTAAGTAATGCTGCATCTCCAGAAGTATTACTAGTTTCTGAAGCAAATGTCTGTTCTAGTAATTTTGCAGCTGCTAATTTTGACGCTAATTGTACTAATGCCTCTTCATAATGAGTTAATGTCATATAAAATGTATCATCAGTGACAAATATATAACCTGTCCACATCTCTTTTTTAACAATAATATCTTCAAGAGTTAAATCTGTAGTAATATTTCCAACTACTGGTGCTTCTTCATCTGGAGTAACAATAAATTCAGTAGTTGATGTAAATCTAAACTTATATACTTTTGAAACTAGATTTATCGTAGTTATGTGCTGCTTTTTGAAAGTAAAATCGAGATTTGTATTTTGTGTCAAACAATACGTATTTGGATCCTGATATTCTCCTAAACTTAAAACAGGGTAAAAAGTTTTTAGTTTAGTTCTAATCCTTGATTCTTCTTTTGATAAATATGAAATAATTCTATTACTAGTTAGTCGTGTATCTTCAAATTCTCCACTATCAAATTTGAAATACTGAGGAACATTATCTATAACATCTAACCAAGTTGCTAATAAATCTCTCATAAACGCCTTATAATAAAGGGGCTAATCTCTTAGCCCCTTTTGTGTGTGTAAGTGAATACTTAATTAAGCAGTATTCTTAAGCATGTAAGTATAATCATTATGACCACAACCACCATGATAAGAGAATTTATAAGTCATCACAATGTTGTTTGTGAAAGCTTTTTCAGATGAAGAAGCTAATGAAGCAGTAGCAGGTTTATAAACCCATAACCATTTTAGCTGACGTTTAGGATCACCCATGTACCAAGTTGTTGCAACACTTAAGTATCTTGAAGTGTAAATTTGGAATTTCTTGATACCATTAGGACCAAATGGATTAGTTGTGTGAGCAACAACAGGAGCAACATTGGCACCTTGTCCAACCATTGCAAAATTATCATTATTGAAAACTCTAAAAGCTGTAGCAGCTTTAGTTTCATGAACAACAATAATTTGTGGAACCACTGCAAGTTCAGCACCAGAAGGAGAAACCATAGCAGAAAAAGCATTAAAAGCAGCTTCAACATTAGTATAATCTGCTAATGCATTTGATGTAACAAGATTTTTGTTTGTTCTACCATCAAGAGCGGCATGATCTGCAGAATAAAAATCTGTGTTAGCATAAGCTGTGCCTTTATAGACAAAAGCTTTTGAAGCAACTTCTTTAAAAGCTGTTCTAGGAAGAACTTCCAAAGTTTGAATAACCATTTTAGCTCTGTGTTGACCACCTAGCTGTCCAATCATTCTTGCTTGGTCAAGTAGCTGACCTGTTTTGTCGTTGAAAATAGCTTCTCTTGTTACAGAGATCATACGACCAAAATCAGCCATTACAACTTGAACATCTTTCTCACCAAAATTTGTTTCTTGGTAAGACATACCTTCAAGTCTCAATTCTGGAGCTTCAGGATCTGTGAAACCAGCAATAAATTCAATATCGGTTCTTGAAGCTTCCATTTCAGAAACCAACTGATCAACATTTTCAGAATAAAGAGTATATTGATCGATAATTTCTTTGTTAATTGCAACTTTTGAAATTGTGGGAAATTGTGAACTTGAGACTGCTAATGCAACTTCTGAAGCTTCTGCACCGCGCAATCTTTCAAAATTTGGAATCGTTTCTTTTGCAATCTGACCTAAAGATAAATCAGATGTAGAAATTTTTCCAGCATTGAGTAATTCCTCAAGTTTATCAGCAACCTTTTGACCTGCAATAGCATCACTAGCTGATTCACCTTTATAGGAATTAAACATTTCAGTGATAATTCCGTTTCTCATTTCTGTTTGTACTCCAATTAATTAATTTTTTGTTAACTTTAAAAGCCCTGCAATTAATTACATAATCAATTATTAAATACCAGGACCACATAAGCCGATAGGGCCACATAATCCTTCTGGACCACATAAACCGATTGGGCCACATAAACCTTCTGGACCACAAAGACCAATAGGGCCGCATAAGCCAGCAGGACCACAAAGTCCAACAGTAGCATTTGTAGCAAACAACTTGCCAAGAGATTGTACATCAATAACTGCTTTAACAGTTGTTACTGAAACACCAACACTGCTTTCAAAGCAATGCATTAAGATGTTATCACCAGCTTTTTCAAGAGTACCACCAGCAGAAAGAGAAATTCCATCACCAATTGCAAAAGCTGCTGAATCAACAGTAGCTTCAACAATAGCTTTTCTCCAAACTGTAATTGGTGTTGTTTCATTAAGATTTGAACCTCTTTCGCAAACACCAACAAATGTTGCATCTTCTGCTTCAGCATCAAGCTTAACAGCGTATCCTGATTCATAAGAAACAAGATCACCGTTAGCAATCACAGTAGCAGCTTCAACTGGGACAGAGATTAAATCAAATCTCTCATCTCCAGGAATTCTGATTTTAACGTTCATGTTACTTCTCCAATTAATTTATTATTATTTTTACAGCATTTGAAAAATTTTACTTCTTTTTGATGCCATTAGCAATGTCATCATCTGATAATTTAGGTTTAGTTTCTGAATCTGTTGCTGAGCCTGCTGCTGAGCCATTTTGAATAACAGAACCGGTAGTTAATGATTTTCTGTCTTCCAACATGTTTTTAACGATACCAATTTCTTTTTGAGCAAATAAAGTATCCTTAAACAAAGGTGTTACAAGACGCGAGTCAATTTGTGAGTTTGTGATTTCTGTTTCAACTTCGGTTTTCCAAGCATTCAACTGTTCAACAGCTTTATACTTATCAACTTCTGCAGTCAATTCAGTGTTTTTAGTTGTTAATGCAGTAACCGAATTTGTTAATTCTGTTACTTTTGCCGCTAAATCAGTCTTTTCAGATGTTAATGCAGTAACCGAATTTGTTAATTCTGTTACTTTCTGAGATGATTGAGAAATAGCAGTCTCCTTTTCTTTTTTAGCAAGTTCAGCATTTACAATTTCTGCTACTAAAGTAGGATAGTTGGCAAGTAAATCTTGCGTAGATTTAATTTCCATCTTTAACTTCTCCTCTTGGTTTGATTGATTAGTTTGAAACTTATTTAATTTTTCCTGTACAATAGAATTATAGACTTGTAGAGCTTGACCACCTGCTGCTCCATAAGACACAATATCTGTTGACTTGTAAGCATTAATACCTACAACTTTCATTCCAGTTCTATTCTGGGCTTCATCTTTATATTCTTGACTGATTGCAGAGAAATGCATTGAGAATTGAACATCTTTTGCATTGCGCTTACATTCTTTATACAACCAGAATGTCTTTGGATTTGCTGTAAAGACAATGTCACCAACGATTTTAGTTTTATCTTCATTGAGCTTTACATTCTCATAAGTAGCAGCCCATTCAAAAACATCTCTGCCCATATAAGCATATAAATCATGATTGACATAAATCTTTGGTTTAGCCATTATAAATTCTAATATAATAGGCAAAACCTCTGTTGGAATATAAATATCATTTAAATTCCAACCAGCAGTAATAGCTTCTATCTTAGCACGTTTGGGACTATCTTCGTCACCATCATCTTCTGACATTGTAACTGATAAGCATATATCAAGTCTTTCTTTCTCATCAATTGCATCTGCCAGACCAATGTCTTTTGGATGTGTGCTTATAATCATAAATTACCTCGGTTCTTATTAACTCTTTGATTTAGTATAATATAAATAAAAGTCTAATGCAACTAGCAGGAGCATTAGAATTTAAATATATCTTTAATTGATTTAGAAACTTTTATTCCATAGGTGTTATTCTGACCAGTTTTAACATACCAAACTCCATAACTATCATACATTATTTCTAAACCATACACTGCTTGGAGTTTATTTATATTAATTCCGTATTGGTCACTTATACCAACTAGGCCACCAATTTTAAGTAACTCAAAGAAAGTCGGATTAGCTTTTTGTCCTGCATATAAACCTGGATCAACAGATGTTTTTAAAGATCTTAATTCTACACCTGGAATTAAACACTTTACTGATCCAACAATTTCACCTTTCTCATTTTGACTTACTGCTACTTCAATAGGAATGGGTTTTGACAAAATACTTAATTCTGTAAAAGATCTAGTATCATTTTTGGTATTAATAACAGTTTTACCATCTATTGATACCCATAAAGTGTCTTTTTTGAATGTTCTTACAATAGTGCTATCAGTATATTGAGTTTTTCCAGAATCAATTCTAACAACTATTTTAATCAAGCTAAGCGTCAAATCCTGTATTGAACGTAATTCAAAACCTTGATCTTCTAAAGTCTCATTTTGTCTTCTTTGTATGTCTTGATAAAAACCCATCTGCTGATAAAGTCTATGGCCTTGAGCATCTATCAACATTCGAAGTGAATCTCCTAAGGCTTTCATATTATTAGTTTGAATGGTTACAAGTCTTTCATTTTCTTTCTTTAACTCTTGAATTTGATTCCAACCAAAATAAATTGCAAATCCTAATAGTATAATTACCAATATTGATACTAACTGAGCTTTAATAGCTTCTAATAACTGTTTCATGAAGGTTGTCCTTCTATTAGCCAGCTTAATAATAATTTTAATGAAAGGGGTTTAATTTTAATTAAGCCTAATTCTTTTAAAGGTATCTTTTCAATTTTAAGATCAACTTCTACTTTTGATAATTTCTTTATTTCTTCATTAAATTCATCAATTTTTGGATGATTAAAAGGTACAAACCATCCTTCTTCTGAGGTTGGTGTATCCTTTTTCATTTCTCCATACTTCTTATATAATTTCAGCTCTTGAGCTCTATAAACATTAATTACCTTTAAAACATCATCCATAATATTAGCAATATTAAAAGATATGTCAATCGGTATTTCACTGTTTACAAGCTCTTTCATAGCTTTCTCTGAAGCTATGATTATTTCTGTTTGGACTTTCATATGTTCCTCTTTTTAAGTAAGAATGATATTTACTCTTTCTATAGAAAGAATTGTTAATTCAACAAGCTTTAATAACATGTCTTTAGTATTAATAGAAAATACATCGATATTTCCAGTTGAACTTAAATTTAATAGAATGCTTTGTGCTTCTACATTCTGTGAAGATAAAATTGATAAGTTCATAAGTTCAATTGGAGTAAATCTTAAGATGAAAGAAGCTTTATCTATTAATTTAGTATTAATTAAATTAAATAAACCAGCTTCATATTTAAAATTGTTTATCATCTTATAAGCATTAAGCATTTCTGTACTACCATCAGATTGAGAGAGGTTTACAGTCCCAATAAGAACCTGAGTAAGACTTGATTCTAATTCTATGTCAGAAGTATTTATACCCCTGACAATTTTTTGGTTATCTAAATTAGCATATATATACATTATAACTCCTTTTTATACATTTGTCCAAGCACCATTAGTATATAATCTAACTACCGAAGTACCAGTGTGATATCCCATATCACCTTCTCTATTATTAGTAGTAGGATCAGTTGCAAATCTTCCCCTCCATCTAGCAACATGCATACTATCAATTTTTATAAAAGCAGAATCAGCTGTATTCCCACAACCCATTTCTATTAAACCAATTGTAGTTCCAGCACTTACTAAAGTAGCATATAAAAATCCAGCTACACTATTTACTATTGAACCAGGTGTAAAGTTCACAATAGTATAATTACTAGTATCAGTAAATTTCTCCATAAATAAAATAGGAGTTCCACTCACATGATGTAGTGAAGCATAAGTACCATTAGAACCATCAAAAACATTTGTAGATTCGGTGGAAAACCTGCTCCCTATAATATCTCCTTTTATAGTTAATTTACCAGTAGTACCACTTCCACTTCCATTATTCCAATCTAAAAAATAGGTTGAGTCTCCAATAAACAATTTTGGACTTGAAGGATTAAAAACTGAAAATCCTGTAGTGACATTTTTTGTAGTACCAACACTTAATTCAATACCAGTACCAGTTGTGATATTTGAAAAGCTTTGATAGTCAAAATTCCAACCAGCAATTGATTTAACAGAATCATCAATTCTAAAAAGCATTCTATTACTACCATCGACAGCACTTATTCCATAGTTACCTGTCCAGTTTGTACCATCATGGGTTTGACCTAGCATTACATACTTAGTATTAGCTCCAGCACCCAAAGGTCTTGCATAGATTGAGTCAGAAGCAGCATTAATTACAATTTTAGTAGTTGATATAGTTCCAGTATATAACCATGTTTCTTCTATGGTGAATCCTGCTATTGTGCCTTTAATAGCATAAAATGAACCATCAACTCCTATACGTACAGTATCTGTACCATTTCCATCTTGAGCTACTATTTCAGTATCATCTATCCAAATACCAGTCAAAGTATCATCTTTATCTCCAGATCCTATCCTAAAATATCCACCTGCATTTATTGTTACACCAGAAGCTAATACTGTACCTAAAACACCCTGACCACCACAGAATCCTGTAGGTCCTTGAGCTCCTTGAATTCCTTGAGCTCCACAAGGACCACATGGACCCTGAGGTCCTTGTTGGCCTTGTATACCACAAATACCTTGAGCGCCTTGTTGTCCACATAAACCTTGAGGTCCTTGTTGGCCTTGTATACCACAAATACCTTGTGGGCCACAAACTCCTTGAATTCCTTGAGCACCTTGTGGGCCACATAAACCTTGAATTCCTTGAGCACCTTGTGGGCCACATAAGCCTTGAATTCCTTGTGTGCCTTGTATGCCACATAAACCTTGAGCACCTTGTGGACCACATAAGCCTTGAATTCCTTGTGTGCCTTGAGCTCCACATAAACCTTGAAGGCCACAATTACCTTGAATTCCTTGAGCACCTTGTGGGCCACAAACTCCTTGAATTCCTTGAGCACCTTGTGGGCCACATAAGCCTTGAATTCCTTGTGTACCCTGAACTCCGCATAAGCCAATAGGGCCACAATTACCTTGAATTCCTTGTGAGCCTTGAGGGCCACATAAGCCTTGAATTCCTTGTGAGCCTTGAGAGCCACATAAGCCTTGAATTCCTTGAGCTCCTTGTATACCACATAAGCCTTGTAAACCACAACTGCCTTGAATTCCTTGTGAGCCTTGAGGGCCACATAAGCCTTGAATTCCTTGAGCTCCTTGAGGGCCACATAGGCCTTGAATTCCTTGTGTGCCTTGTATGCCACATAAACCTTGAATTCCCTGTGCACCACAATTACCAACTAAACCACAGGCTCCTTGAGGGCCACAATCTCCAACAGCCCCTTTTGGACCACCAGGGCGTATATTGACTGAAATACCATTATCAAGTACAGCATATGTATTAAGAGTCCAATCATAAAAGCGGAATTCATTTGCTTCGCCAGATTGAGACACAGTAAGTAAAGCCCAACCACTAGTTAATTCTAGTGAACCTTCTCCATTTGTGTTTGGAGATATAGTTTGAGAAACTCCATCTAATGTAACTGTAATTGTGCATGCATTTAATGACCACATCAAATAATGTTTATTTGAAATAGGATTAAATAACATAAAGATTGCACTATTTATAGATAATGTTGATATAATTGGCGTATGAGTAGTTATATAATCTGCCCCAGTATTATCATGATTTACCCCAAACATAACCCATAAATTTGTATTTTGAGCAATAGAGT